TTTGCATCGGCAATAGCCGCGATCTTCGCGTCCAATTCCGCCTGTGCGAGTGCGACCGCTTCTGCTGCCGCCTGTTCCGCTGCCAGCTTCGCCGCAAGAGCATCCGCTTCGGCCTGATCGACTGTGGCCTTCTCTGCTTCGTCCATCTCAACGATCACGCCGTCAACGGTTTTCCAATACTTCTTATCCGCGTCTGGGAGCTTGTATGGCTTGCTCTCAAGAGGATGCCACCGCCACTTTGTAATGTCCGCCGTAATCTCTGCCACCTGCTCGTCTGTCAGAGGCACAGCATCTTGAGTCGGCTTCAACTCTGGGAACTTTACCAGGTCCTTTGAGTCATCGTAAAATCTGAATTTGCTGTCGATGTAAATCATGATCCTCTCCTTATCCATGGAAGGTGAACAAGCCGCCGAGCTTCATGACAACGACCACGATTCCAGACCCACCTGCGGCACCAGCTTGTGAGCTGGAGAAGCCGCCCCCGCCTCCACCGCCGGTGTTTGCCGTTCCTGCTTCCGCTGCCACGCCGCTTGCAGCGCCATCCCCGCCACCGTGTGAGCCGCTACCCTTGGTAGAGACGTTCCCGGCACCGCCACCGCCACCTCCAGCGTAATCGACAGATGCGCCGGTAATGGTTTTGGCAAGACCTTCTCCACCATCCCCGGCAGATACGGTATTTACGCCATTCGCCCCTGCCTCGGCTGCCCCCCCACCCCCGGCAGCACCGTCTGTTGCTCCGTCGCCGCCGTCATACCCCTGACCGGCAGTCCCGTTGCCGCCAGTGGTGCTGTTGCCGCCACCTCCACCGCCGGAACCGCCGTCATTTGCGTTATAGTTATATGTGCCACCACCTCCACCGCCGTCCGCTGTCTGGTCGGAGAATACGGAATCCCCGCCGTCGCTTCCCTTTGTCCCATCTGCCGCGCCGCCAGCGCCACCGCCGCCAACGGTAACCGTGACAGCAGCGCCCGTGAGGTCGAATTCGGCGTCGTAGATCAATCCGCCTGCTCCACCGCCACCGCCGCCAAAGGGATAGATATAAAATACCCCGCCACCGCCTCCACCTCCACCTGCGACAACAAGGATTTCGGCCTTGCCAGCCTTCGGAGGAGTCCAATCACCCGTTCCGACGGTTGTAAACTTATAGATCACATAGCCGGGGCGGGAGGTCTTATCTGTTACATCTGGATTCTTTGCTGCCATCTTGCCCTCCCTTATGCTGGGGTTCTAAAGTCTGTCGAAATGTCGCCGTAATAAACGCCATTGCAGTAGAGCAACGTCACAATGTCGATATAGGCAGCCGTCGTGCTCAGAGTCGGAGCCGCGCCGCCAGCCCACTTGATCGTAGGCCATGTGGTGATGGTCTGTGATCCGCTGCCATCCTGAATGATGATAAAGCGATAGACAGCCCCATTGACAGGATTTGCAAAGGTCACGGTTCTTCCCGTCGCTCCGAGAACGACATACTGAGTGGCCCCGTTGTCCCAGTCTATCGCAATCGTTGCATCGTCAGTGAGTTCGTAGGCCGCTGCGGGCAAAGCTGCAAGCGTAGCCCTTGCTGCCTTTGCGGAAGTGTCGTCCAAAAGCGTCTTGGCGAATGCAGAGATCGTCAACGAAAGCGTCGCCAACACCGCTGCTGCATCCTCATCGTTTAGCATCCCCGCCATGAAGGTTGACACGCCCACAGAGGAAATAAGCTCACGGTTCTCAAGTGCGTCTCCAGCGTCGTTCCATCCGAGGTATTTTCCGGCCACCGGCTCCGGCAAACTCAGATCGGAAACCGCTGTTGACACCGGCAACTGTATCGACCGGGACATCGCATCTTTTAACTGCTGGGCCAGTATAACCGCCCGGTCATAACCCTCCTCCTGTACCGCCGCATGCTGGGGATCGTTTTCAATCAGGTCAATGGCCTGCGTGTAAGGGATGGACCGATAAACCACAACTGTTTCGCCCGAAGCCGGAGGAGTCGCCGCATAGGTGCCTATCAGGGTGACAGTCCCCCCGGAAGTCTCATTGACCGCCGCTGTGAAATGGGTGTTTCTGGTCAGGGTTGTCTCAACTCCCGCCGCCGATCGCACCACCACATTAATATCTGTGTCGGCAAAGGCTTTGAAGGTGAACGGGAACGCGATTGTGACCCCATCCCCCGCGAATGATTCCCTATTTGTTGTGGTCGCTACTGTCATGGTGTCCTCCTAAAATACCGGGGCCGCGCCGGTCGCCTGTTTTTTCGGTTCAACATTCCTAAAGTCCGGGCCTTTCCTTGACGACATGGGTATTACTCTTGATTCAGGAGCCGCTTTCAGTTCGGTTTCCCGGTCCTTTTTCATCTGCTTTTCCATCTCCCTGATTTGGTCGATATACTGATTCCCGGTCTTTGCGATATCCGTCATCTGCATATAAAGGATGTCTGTAAATTCTCTTTTCTCATCCGGTTTCATGAGAGGATTGGCTGTCACCGCGTCAATTGTGCTGTGGACGTTTCTTAAAGCCTGATATGTCCCATTGAGATTTTCTAGGCTCCCGCCCTCCATGATCCTCATGGCTTCATCGAAACGGCCTTCTTTCTGCATGGCCTTGAAACTGTTGAGCCTCTTTGTCACCTTCTCGTAATCGTCATAAAAGCGCGTGATGTTCTCCGTTGATGCCGATGGATACCGGACTACAAAAGCCTTGATTAACGGCATATCCGCCAGCGTTTTGGCCGGATCTTCATATTCAGGCTTCACCACTCCCGCCGCTTCAAGGGACATATCGGCAATGCTCAAGGCGTATCTTCCAAGCCCTCCGGTCCAGCCGTAAATAAGATTTTCGACCTTTGCGGGAGATGAAATAGGAAGTTCATCCATCCAGGGCAACCGCCCCAAGACCCGTCCGATTGCCTTTGCGGTTTCCGTGGTATAGGGGCCGTACTGATATTCGTTCAAGAGGTCCGTCCGGTTCTGCGGGACAATGGGACGGTCAAAAAACGCGCTCCGGTTCGCCCAGTTCTCCATGATGGGTACGGCTGCGGTAGGTACAACGCTCGGAGTCCCCGCCCTTAAAATCGAGTCCAGCATCCCGTCAAATGCGTGCGAGTCATCGTCCAGAATATGATTGACGATCCTCTCCGGAACCGACCCAAATAGGATTCCGATTTCAAATGGTTTCGGTATGCGATAGATCGCGCTATCCGTGGGGATGATCCAGAACAGGTCTCTCTGCCACTGTGGGACATCCTTATAACGCGGGTCGTCATGATTCGCTATTGCCAGCAGGACGGACGGCAAGGTGATCGCCGCCGCTGTCTTCCATGCCATTCCAAGCGGATTTTCGTGAAATTCCCGAATCATCTTATCCTGCCCCTGAAGTCCGGCGTTCCAGAAAGCCGTGATCATGTTCATGGCCTTTCCCGCCGCGCCCTTCCGGGCAAAGTCAAGAGTCACTTCCCGTGCCGCAAAACCGGCCTGCTGGATGCCCTCTTTCGTCGCGCCTTCGACAATCAACCCTTTCCTGAATTCCCCGATCCTCGTTCCCGCCTCTCCAAGTTCTGAAAGCACCCTCAAGCCTTCGATGGGATTTCTGATAAGGTTTTTCACCGGGTACTTTTGAAGCACGTCCGAAAGCTGATCCTGCATATAGGACCGGTCCATAGAGACCAGCATGGAGTGATCGCCTCCGCCCTTCTTCCAGTTCCAATAGAGGTCTGTTTTCCCGGCCAGGTTGAAAATCCCCCTCACAAGATCGACACCGGGGATGAAGCCGTACTTTGAATAGAGGAAAGAAGAAAACTGGTCTCTGACCGGGTTCCGTGCGATGAATTCGGGGGTCAGCGTAGCCCCGGCACGGAGCCATGAGGCGGGATAAGACAGAGCCTTTTCAAGCAGCCCGACGCTCTCTTTATCCAATGCCTGAAATGTCCGGGCCACGTCCGGGTGGACTTGATACAGCTCTTTTTCACCATTTCTATAAACCGTGATCACGTTTTCTTTCGGCATGAATGCGGAGGGTCGAAAGATAGAAACTGCGTCTTCAGGAACATTGTCAAGTCCGAATTTTGCCAGCTCTTCAGGGGTGATTTTCGTTTCCTGCATCGGGGTCGGTATTTTCTCAACGAACTTCCCCATGCCGTCATTTTTTTCGGCCATCTTGACAAGGGCCTCGCCTATCGCGTTCTTTTCAGCCATGTTGATATAAAGATAGGTATTTTTGATGATCGATTCTAGCGGGTCCTGAATGTCCCGCCATGAACCCTTGATCTTTTTGATAGGATTTCTCGCCTCAAGTCCGGCCCCGGCACCCTTCCCTTCCGTCTGTTCCATGACGCGGTACAGAGGCACGTAATCGTCATTCAGGGCCTTGATTTTCGCGTAGGTGTCTTTCCCGATAACACCACTGTCACGGAGATAGTTCAAGGTATGATCCTGATATTCTTTCAGGTCATTGAAGGCTTGAGAAAATTCACCGTCATACTTTTTGATGATCTCTTTCGCGTCAGCCAGAAGCACACCGGTTTCAACATTCTCGGTTCTTTTGCCAAGCTCAATGGTCCGCTTCGATACGATGTACGCCCGGAACTCCTCAAGTTTCCCCTCAACTGGCTTGATGATCTCCTGAAAGGACTTTCCAACGTCCTCATAGGTCTTGAACTTGAAAGGCTTGTTTCTCAGGAAGGCATCGACCTTGCCGGACCATCCGCGCATAAGACGGGCCAGTTTGTAGGGATTCTCTGTGGCCGTCAGCTTTCGTCCTTGTGCCATTTCGTCAACGATCTGCTTTAGCGGGTGAAGATCGTCAATCGTCGCCGTGTAGAGGTCGTGCAGGGTGTTTTTCCGGTCCCCTGTTTCACCAACCGAGATTTGACCCAAGACCCGCTGCAATGCCGGTTGCTCAAGGTACTTCTGATAATGCCCTCTTGCCGCTAAGAGGATTTCCCTTGATTCCGGGGATTTTGAGTCAAGCAAATGCTCGAAATGCTGATAGAATGAGGGTGCCTTTGCCTGCGCCTGTGCCGGGTTCGTAACGTACAGCCTTACGAACTCCGCGAAGCCTTCCGGCACGATGTCCTGACCGGCCTTTGGTTTTGTAGCAAGAGGCGTTAGCTCACCCTGAAATGCTGCGAAAGGCTGTGAAGATAAACCCGTTGCCTTCAGAGATTCCGGGAAAAGGAACTTTTGAAGCGCGTGGCCGATCTCATGGGAAATGACTTCGATGTCGTTCGCGTTCTGAGTGCGGATGACTTCGGATTTCGGCTTGAATATACCAAGAGCCTTATCCCTGAATCGGCCCGTTCGGATGGGAATATCCAGCTTTTCAGTCAAGAATCGCACAAGATCGCTTCGGCGGGTGACGGGATCGCCCTCAGAGCCGACCGAGGAGGGTTCGCGCCTGAAACCGGCTTCAGGAGCCATAGCAGAGACGGGTTCGCCTTTATACTTAACTGCGTCAACATCTATCTGGTCGAATGGATCAACCTTGATTGTTTCGCCGTCCTTTTTTTGGGTCAGATCGACAACCGGCTTTTTCGCCTCGTCAAGAACGATCTTTTTTTCGAGGTTCCTTCTGATCTCATTAAGCCCCATCTGACCGCCCGGAGAGGTAAGGCTGTACAGAACGCCCGTTCCAAAGCCCTTCGCAACTTCCTTTACGTCCCCGCCTTCCATTGCTGTCTGTAATCCAAAAACCGTACCCATGGCCGGAGCGCGGAGGTATTGATTTAACGGGTTCATGGCCTTGAAAACGAGGCCCAGGACGCCCCGCTTTGCAGATTCGACCAATGCCCCGGCAATCTCCCCTTTGCCATCCTTGGAGGCTTCAGCCGCGCCCAATGCGCCAGCGTAGGGGATGTCCAAGGCGAACTCTGCGATGCCCGGAACTGCCCCGCCTATCGCTTCCCCGAAAAGTTCCTCAAGGAAGGATACGCCGACCTTGTTTGCCCGGTCCTGCCAGTAAGCCGTGTTCTCCTGATACTGTTTCGCGGCCTTCTCGAATATCCCGCCTTTCTGCGCCCCTGTTTTGGCCGATACATAGTCGGAAATGGTATCAAGATGAGCGGCGAACATTCCGAGGCCCCGATTTAATGCCGCCGCCGTGGTGTAACCTGTTGCCATGAACGACCTTGCAAATGGATACAGAACCGCTGTCACGTCGCCTTTGTGTGCCGTGTTCTCCGGGTCCGCCATAGCAAGCGTGCCGTCGAGGTCAAAGGGAATCGGTTCGGCTGGTCTCTCCGGTTCTTTGATCGGCGGAAAGCTCTCCGCTAAGACCTTCTGAATCGTCTCTTGAGGCGTATCGTCAGGAAATTCAACCTGTGTGTTGTAGCCGTCAATATCGATGATCATTCAAGTTTCCCTGTCTTCGGGTTGAACTTCAGCACCTTTGGCGCCGGTGTCACCGGCGCCGGTTTAACAGCCGCCTTCGTCTTCTTTACGTCCTCCGCGATCCGTCGTCTTGCCGCTTCCATCTGCTCTTGAGTGGACATCTTGAAAGCCTGTGAAATCTCCTGCGCCTTCTCGATCACTTCCTTGCTCGAAAGAGGCTTCCCGGCTTTCCGGGCGTCAATCACAGCCGCTTCCATGGCTTCAGCGGCCTTCAGGTAGTTCAACGCCTCCTCCGGCTTGGCCGCTGAAATCATCGTTTCGGACGGCTTCACGGTCTCTTTCAGATAGGTCATGGCCCTCGTAAGGTTCCTGGCATCCATCTTCTCGATCTTCGCTTCGGTCTTGGTCAGGAGCCTTTCCTTGTCCACCCTCGACAGGCCCCATGTCTTGTAAATCTCCGACCTGATTTCCTCCGGTTTTCGTTCCTCGCTGTAAATGTCCTGAAGGATGCGATCAAAGGTCGCCGGGTCGGTTTTCCCCTCCGCCGTCTGCTTCAATTCCTGCTTGAAGTGTTCCCCGGTTTTGTAGTCGAGAAAACCGTTCCTTACCTCTTTGTCAATTTTCGTGGGCGTATAGTTTTTGAGGTTCAGGAATATCTCCTTCGCCGTCTTGTCGTATGTCGCGGCCAACTGCTGTTTTTTGTCGGTATCCGCCCGTGAAATGTATCCCCTCAGATAATCGGTTTGCTCCATGTCAAGGCCGAGCTGCTTTCGGTTCGCCGGGTCGTTCAAAGCCTCGCCCATCAGGGCAAAATTCCCGCCTGTGGTCTTGTAGAGGAACTCATAGGCCGCGCTTGTCGCCTGCTCCTTGTTGATGCCCCGGAACGTCGTCACGGCCTTGTTCCATAGCGTTCTCCGGTCGGTTATGCTCAAGGATGTAAATTTCGACGGATCGACAATATCCTTGACGAACTGCCCCCGTTGCTGTGGGGTCATCGTTTCCGCGCTGTTGATGATGGTTTCAATGTTCGCAACGGTCTTTTTGTTAATGGCCGTTTCCATGTCCCTTTTGGCCCGGTTCGCCAGTTCTGGAGTGATCACCCCGCCTACCTCCGCCCTCTGAAGTGCGCGGGACATATCCCCCATGGCCTTTGTTTCGGCGTCAGGATCTTGGGTATTGAGATATGTTTTCATTCCGTAGTCGAATGAATCAAGGAAAGTCGTTACCCCGAATTCCCTGTTTTTCCTTGTCGCCAAATCGTTGAACTTCTGACCGTATGACATTTGAAGCTGAGAATGTTCCCTGGTGACGAGACCCTTCAAAACAGGATCGTCAATCTCATTGACATAATCCCAATACTCCCGGAACTTTCCTTCAATCGGATCGCGCCATTTGTCGATATTCCCCGGCGCGTCCTGTTCCGCCTGAGTAAAGATCGAATCAACGTCTTTAGACACGGACAGATTGAACTTGGAGACCTCTGACAGCCTCATGGCCGCCGCTTCCCGCTCCCTCTCACGGGCGTCAATCTCTATAAACGTGCTACCCAGCCTCGATAGACTGTTTGAGAGGTTTTCCAACCCTTGCGCCGGTGCGAAAAATGAGCCTGGAATGTTCATTACGCGTCACCTTTTCCGTACTTGTTCTTCGCCGTGTAATAATTGTTATAGCTGTTGAAGATCGACGCCCCGGTATTCAAATACCCGCCTACGGTTGCATTTCGCGCCGCCGATCCGTAAATGTCCGACTGCATATTACCCAAAACATCAGCGTAATATTTCGACGTGTTGTATTTGTTCAGATCGATCACGGCCCCCTGCCCGATACGGGTTCGCGTGTTCTGCAAGAGGCCGGTCTGAGACTTTGCCAGTTGGAGCATCCCCCCGGCTTCCGTGGCATTGATTCCCAGCATTCCGACATCATATCGTTGTTGAGCCAGCACGCCTTCATAATCAAGGCCCGATTGATACTCGCCGAATTTGACCTTGTTCTTCTGGTTTAGAAGCTGCTTCCCCTCGTACCGCTTTTCCCATGCGTCAATATCTGTCTCAAATTTCATGATGTCCGAGGCGAATTGCCGTTCTTCTGATAGTTTCCCCAGGACGGCCACAGGTGATCCGGTACCGATTTGCATACCAGCAGCGGCCATCCTTGCGCGTTCTTTTGCCAGTAACTTTGCCGTTTCGTTCCCGAACAGTTCACGGGCCAGTGACCCCTTTTCCTCGATAAACCGGGCCTGCTCCTCTTTGAAAGCCGCTTCCCAATCCAAAGTTGCGAGTTGCCAGTCATAGATTTCCTGCTCAAGCGCGAACTGCTGCCCGGCCAGTTCCGCCATTGTGCCATATAGCTCCGCCTGCATCCCGTACTGTTGGAGCATGAGGCCGTACCTCATCTCCTGCATCTGAGAGACTTGAATCTCATAGGCGTTTTTATCGTACAGGGCTTGGAGTTCGAGGCCGCGCTGCTGCTCCTGATAATCCAGCATCCGGGCGTTATATTCTTGCTGACGGAGGAGATAATCCTGTTGCATATTGGAGGCGTAGCGTTGACGATCGGCGGAATAGACGGCAGACACGCCACCGATGACAGCCGCGACACCCGCAACAATTAGGCCCGCTTCACATCTTGCCGGGGGAACGGTCGAGTAGTAGAAATCATCCCTCAGAACCGCGCCGGTCTCGATGTCGATGACAGTATAGGTATGAACCTTATAGGGTTTCATCAATTCACCCGCGCATATAGGTAATGATCTTTTTTATCCACCCCGTACGCTTTCATGACGCCTTCACAAACAAACCCAAGATGCTCAAGCCAGTTTGCGGCGATCTCGTTGTCACAATGCGTGGTTGTCTGAATCCGGTGCAGTTTCCAATCCCCTGAAATCGCCCCAAGGAATTGTAATGTCGCCTTGTAATAGGATTTGGGGTACTTCTTAACGAGGTCCGATGTGATGCTCCATGCCGACCCTACCCCCGGCCAGATCGGAGTCACCCCGGCTATACAGACAACCCCATCCTCCGAAAGCAGCGTATAAGCCCCGCCAAGTTTCTCATACATTTCGCACGCCTTTTTGAAATGCGGGATGCTCTCAACATCCGAGCGGTCAGGCTCCCTCAGTTCGATCTTCTCAAGATGCTCCATTTTGAATCTGACCACATGAGTCATCGGTCTTCACTCCGAAACCTTGGCATTATAGAAAGTATCGTCATCGGCAATGGCTGATCCTGCATGACCGTAACCTTGACTTCTGAATCCCAATCACAGGGAAATGGCTGATCCTTGTCACCCGTGAACAATGCCGGAGGGTTCCCGTATGTGTCTCTTGCGGTTCTGAAGCCGATGGTATCCAAGTGGTCCTCGTCAGGACCTACCTTGCCGCCCAAGGTCTGGTGAAATCTCAGGCACACCTCATGGCATCTCTTCTGTTTACCCTGTGAAGTCCCCTCTCTCGAACCGCCCTCAAGCCCCATGGTCTTAACCAATGAATCATAATGTAGTCCGACGTGAGCCTCGATACAGTACCATTCCAAGGTTATTTCCCCACTGGCAACCGTGCAGGCAGGATGAGCGGCCCCGTCAGCCAGTACGTCAACCTCTTCACCTTCAAGATGATCCAGACCGGAAAGCGCGATAGCCATCTCCGTGGCAATTCCCCCGCTGCTATATGTCGTGAAGGCCAGTCCGTTCAACGTGGTTCCGTCCGGGTTGTAGCACTCAAAGGTATTAGCCGCCTGATTCGTCACAACCACTTCAAGGCCGTTCAGCTCAGTCATGCCGACAACACCACTGATCTTCACATGATCCCCGTTGCTGAAGCCGTGACTTGTTGCCGTGATGACAACCGGGTTGGCCTTCGTCGCTCCCGTGATGATCTTTTCTTCCCCATAGTAGGAGAGGCCCGAATCGACAAAGAACGCCTCCGCCTGATCGGTCCCCCAATCGTAATCCATGAACACTTCGATAAATCGTTTCACCGTGCCGTTGATGGTCCGCTGTACGACCATATAGAGGTCATCCTGATTCGTTCCGGGAATCACGGCTATGCTCTCAACAATGCCGTTGTCCATCGGGTGTCTGTGCCAGCCAACAACATCCTGATCGCGCTCGTAGGTCATCCCGATCAATTCACCGTCATTACGGACGCACCACAGGATATGATAGGGGTACTGCTGTAACGCGTGGGCCACAATCCCGCCCTTCGAGACATGTTCGGCTAGAACCGTCAGATCGACCCCGGAATAAGAGTCATATGTTATGTTGTAGGACAGCTCGCGGAGCTTCTCCCCGTAGTTGTCCGGGTGCCCTCGTCTCTCCCAAAAAAGGATTGCATTCCCAACCGACATGCCCGGCAGCGGGGAGCTGCCAAGGAACGATTGAAACGTGATCTTCGCATTTGACGGCGTAATCGGTGAGCTGGTGTCCTGCTGCCCTAGTCGCGCTTCCCCGCCCGTCGTGCCGATAATCAGATTTGAAAGGTTAGCGAGCCAGCGGATTGAATTTACTGCCTTATCTGCAATGGTGTAAACAAACGGGTCATCGTCAAGTGTTCCCGGCGTCATGTCCTCATAGTCACCCGTTGCGGAAGACCACAATGTTTGCGGCAGCCCCGACGATCCGGCAAAGACAGCCCGTTGTTCGAGGAAAGCCACGGTAGAGGGATAGCCATTCTTGATCGACCATGCGCCTTCGCACCACGTCGCGACAGCAGCTATTCCCCCTAGCGTCGAAATAACGTCAGCCGTCGCATGGGTCGCGTCCGTGACATAGGTTATTTTTACATATCCCCAGGTTGACCCCTCGAATATTCTGAAAAACGCCCCGACGTGTCCGGCTTCAAAGAGCGAAGCGGAGGCCGTGAGTGTGATTCCCGCCCCCGTGGTCGCACTGGGCGTGATCGTGATCGCGGTTTCATTCTCGTCCAGATACGGACCATCAATGAAATCAACAGCCGCGAGCGTCCATGCCGTGTGATCTGTCCTGGACAGCTTATAGACGGGATAGTCCGGGTGACACAGGTACATGATATCCGAGTCTTGCGCGTACTGGATTTCAAACAGGTCCGCCTCAAGGTAGGGGGAAACGATTTCATAGGCCGCGCCGCTAACCTCAAGGCGTTCGTAGTCTTTATAAAATCTGACGTACTGATTGCCGAACTCAAGGATGTAAGCCTGTGTCGTGTTGAACTGAAAAGGAATGACCCGTGTAGCCTTCGCAGAGGTCTTCACTTCCTCCATGAAGTAAGACCCCGGACGCCGTTGGATTCCCCCGTGGGCGCGACAGAAGAAGTTTTCCAGGGTATCACATCCCATGGCGTACTTCTCCAGGTCTATCCGGCCCCGGAGCTGGGGAGATAACTCACCCGCATTGAATGCCGTCAGTATCGGGGAAACCCTCATGATCGTTCCTCAATCCAACTCTCTGACTCAAGTTTCCCCGCCGTTCCCTCTTGCGCGTCAATCTCCGTCGCTTCCTGAATCTTCCCCCCGTAGAGCGTCCACATGGCCTCTTGAAGTGTGTTTGAGTTTGTCAGGGAGTAAGCGATTTCCGCCGCGATCCGCGCTGCGATTGCAGACCTACACAACACGTCAAGGTCGTTGACATCTTCAACCCGCTTGAGATACAAAATCTTGCACGTGGTCTCATCGGTCAGCAGGAAGCGGCCTTCGATCTTGTAATCGCTGGTTTCGTCCTCGTCTTCGACAGAGATAACCCGCAGGCAATACGGAGGATCAGGACCGGCCGGCAGCGCGTATTTGTAGGCATAGCCAAACGCTGGAGCTACCGCAGATCGCGCCAGAGCTGCCCTGTGTGTTGCACAGTTCCAGTTATAGGCCCGTATGGTCTCGTCTATGCAATCATCGATGACAAGGGCGCACTTTCGCGCCGCTTCAGAGTCCTCAGTCAAAGACGCAATTCTCTGTTTCACTCCCAGCGAATTCAAAGCCCTGTTGCAGATCGCTACCTTTGATTCCATGTCATTTGCCTTTCAGCCAAGCCTCGTCCGGCTCCCCGAACCATTCTTTTGTCCGCCCTGATACCGACCGGACCCGGCCTTGGAAATAGTTCTTTGCCGCGTTCATCCATTCCAATTTGATAAAGTCTGAATTGAATACCGGGATTTTCTTATCCAATGGGTCATAGAAATGCCCGTAGCCGTCGAGGGGAACCCCGGCCAAGACGATCCGATTGAACCCAAGGGCCAGCCCGACAAAGACAGCCAACAGCGAACTTGTCCCGCCTTTTCCAGCGGGGAAATCCCATATGTAGTCGCATTCAGGTATTCCCTCTTTTCCGTGTTTCCGGTATCCGTGGGTATGGACGTGGGACTCTTCGCACTGATAGTAGGGACGGAGCGCACGCCACAGCCCCGGCTCTTCCGGGTGCATCGAAACGCCATGATGTACCCGGCCCCGCCAATGCAGGATCATGTTATTGACGGCGATCACATGTGCGTGATTCCCCTCCGGGTCGAAGTGGTACAGAAGGTCATCCCACACACACCGGCCCGTAGCCATGACCACGGCCAGCCCGGTCTGATTGCCAGCGCATCCCGGCAGCGGCCCTCTCCCTGCAATTCCGTTAATATTCCAAGTCATGCCCGACCTATCAGTTCAAACACACATTCAGATTCGTTTTTTCTCACGACACCGGACCAATGCCGGTTGATTTCCTTCACCCACCAATCGCACGGCTTTACGGTCAGATGCAGCGTTTCCCCGATCTTTTTCCCCCATCCATCCGGCACGCCGGAGATTGAAAAGAAAATATTATCGACTCTTGCCCTCATCCCCTTCAGGGCCGGGAAAACCCACTCTTCCGGTAAATGCTCCATCGTGTCACAGCAGAAACCCCATGTTGCCTTTGGCACCTCGGCCGGAAGTTCATGCAGGGATGCTGCTATGAATTTCAGATCATGCCTGAGACCGGCACGAGTAATATCAACGAGAGTGACGTCATACCCAAGATCAACCAGAAGCCGTGCCGCGTCACCACTGCCACAGCCGAAATCAACAACTGTATCCCCCCGCTTGATCAGCGTCAGGAATGTTGACACGTAGGATGCACCAGGCCCCGGACTGTACCCCGGAACGTGGTGCATCCTCTCGTATTTACTTCTTTCGGTCTGAACGTCTGCCATTACCGCGAAGCCTTCAGGATCAAAACTTCGATGTCCCCGGTCGCTTCCTCAACCCCGGTCGTGATGATGATCGGAACATCAACTGACGTGTCGTTCTTGTAGCCCACGCCGTCATCATCGAGGCAGAGCGTTTTCTGGTCGGTTGTGGTGAACGTCGTTGCGGCCAGGAATTTGTCGGTATCGCCGGAGATCCCCATTTCAAGGGTAGTCGCGCTTCCGAGATCGCCGCCGTGAATGTATCCCATCAGGAATACTTCACCCGGTTTCAGGACACCCACGACGAGGATCGTTCCGACACCCGCAGACGCGAATGAATAGGTTTCGTGAATCGCCTTCACTCGTCCGCCGTACTCCGCGCCCAAACGGTCTGAAGGATCACCCGCAAGCGCCTTGGTATAATTTGCTCCGTAAACTGTTCCCATTTTCCTTACCTCCAAGTAAAGGGGAGGGTCACACCTCCCCTACGTTAAAACTGCTTATGCACCTTCCCAGCTCTGGACTTCCACCACGCCGTCCTCGTCCATTCGGACCGCCCCGATGGACATGCCCAGGTAGACCTGCACGGCCATGTTCTTGTCACGCCGAGGACCGATGTCCACGATCACATCCTGCCCGATTGCCAACAGGATTGAATCCCGTTGCCATGCGAGGTTGGACCTAACAGTGGTTGCCGGTACATCCAGGCGCTCCGACCGGATGAACTTGAACCCCAGGAAGGTATCGATCTCCCCTTTGACCAGGGCTTTGATGGTGTTGTAATCCGCGCTGCCCACTTCGGTCAGATCCAGCAGATCGGCCAGCCCCTCGGAGCCGAGAGCGAACGCCCGCCCCTCTTCAGGGATCTCGTCCGCGTCCAGCTTGGTCTTCGCGCTGATCAGCTTCGCCAGCGTCAGGCCGGATGATGCATGGGCGATCTGCTTGTTAGCCGTATCGAACGCGTAGGGCGTAGCCCCTGCCACCCCTCCGTAGGCCGTACCCAGAGCCGCCTCGATGATGGCATCATCAATGGCCCTATTCATGGCGTTCCGGGCATTGATCGCGTACTTGCTCTGCGGATCGGTCAGGAGTTTGGGATTGTCCAGGTTGTCGATGAGGTCCGCCCAATCGTAATCCAGCAGGGTTACTCTCCTGCGGAGATGGGGCGTGTCGATCAACGGCGTGTCGGCGTGTCGGTTGGTTCTCAGGACAGCCGCCGTTGCGCTGATCTGATCGAAAAAGGCGTTCTTGCCTGTTACGGATTCGACGCGGCAGTAAGGCCGTAAACGCGCCTCTGCCTGTTGCATCAGGATTTGAATATTGGCCGAGTATTGCTCGACCATTGCGGTAGTAATTTGTGTTGACATGGCAACCTCCAAAAAGAAAAATCAAAGTGTTAATTGACTTTTCGGGGAGATTGCCCGTCACCGGATCTCGCCTGCTCCGATCCTCCGCCCGGAGCTTCAGCGTCGCGTTTTGCGATCCACGGACCCTTTCAGGCTACCCGCAGTATTTTATCTTTTATCTACCGGCTCGTTTCCCTTCGCAACGATCATGAGCCGTTGCACCTCGTCAACCGCCTCGTTGTGGCGGATATGGTTCTTCGTAAAATACGCCTCATAAAGCGGATTCTGCTTATTGGTCATGATGTCCATGGCCTTTTTGTGAGCGTCCGCAGGAGTATCGAGGAAGGCCGGCCCCTGCCCTTTGATGAAATTCCCCTCTCCGATCAGGTTGCCGATATTCGCCAGCACGCGAATAGCGACCGGATCTGAGCCGAATTTCTCTTTGAACGCCTGGACCTCCTCCGCCTTACCGCCGTAAGTGTCAATGACCTTTCCGGCCAGGGTGATATTGGCATCGTACTTGTTGCCCCATTCGGTCTTCAGGGCAGTCTCAGCAGCTTCAAGGGCCGCTTTCTCAGCCTCTCCGCCCTTTGTGAACTGCTCCGCCACTCCTTTGGCGTACATCCCAAACAGAGCCGATGCCTGTTTGTTATTCAGGCCGATCTGGTGAGCAACTACCATGAAGCCCTTTTCGGTCTTCTCATCGATCTGCACGCCCTCCGGCAACTGCGGTTTATCGAACTTATACCCGTCCGGATTTTCTGGTCTTCCGAGCTTATTGTAAACTGAGTTCCATGTCTCATCGTTGTCCAACTTGCCCGTGGGAACAACGATCTTGTCAGCCCCGACCAGCCTTTGAGCGTTGACATGAGAGCGCAGAACATCCTGAACGCCCTTCCCCTTGAACGCCGCGATACTCGGTTCTGCCTTCAAGTCGTCCGGCAGGGTAGAGATGAAACTGTCATCGATGGTGAACCCCGTTGTCTGCGTTTGTATCTGCGTTTCCGTGGTCTGCGCTTGCGTCTGATTGTCCGTTCCCGGATCAGGCATTTTCGATAACCTCCTTGATTAGATTGTCTTTCTCATCCGGCAGTTGAACCCGGGAGAGAATATACAGAAGGGCGTTTCGTTCCCCTTCCCTGAAATCGGTTTCGCCAGAATCACCGCCAACATAGGACGGCTCGAAGAAGTGAAGGGCCTTGATCAAATCTGACAGGACTCTTTGACCCGCCTCCGTGCCGAACGTCAGCCGGTAGTCAATGGCGAGCTGTTCTTTGATCTCCTCCGGCGTCCTGGTGTCCTTGCGTTTGAATAGATTGAAGATCATTGGACCATCCCCGCCTGTTTAGCTAAAATGCTCTCCGGTCCTACATCCTTAGTGAGTGCCGGGAGTGCCTTCTGAGCAAGCTCAGCCTGCATCATCTGTTCCTGCTTTTTCGCCATTTCAGCTTGTGCCGCCGCCCTTTCCTGCCTCAACTTCCTTACTGCTGCCATGGGTCTTAGCCACTCGGTAGGAAGCCCGAACCTCTCCGCCCCACCCCTTGCAGCCTTGTCGAAATCGAAATTGTCAATCACTTCCTGGTTGACCTGGACCATAGGCGCGATAAACTGAGCGGTTTTCAGCATGGCGTCCGTCTCAAACTTCCGCATAGCAAGTGCCAGCTTTGAGATATACTCGACCTGAAGACCCGCACCTTTCAGCTCACGAGGTACAGGCGGGATCATCTGAGCATCCCACATGGCCCCGAATACCCATTCGAGGAACGGATTGTAGAACTCAGCTTGCAGACGCCCCATGGTCGGACCCAACAGAATCAGCTTCTCCTCTACGCGTTCCATGACCTCGGTCGCCGTCATCTGGTTCTGTGGCTTTTGAGCGAGCAGCATGAATAGATCCGTGTAAAACGCCTCCCGGATTCCATTTTGCTTGTCTCTCAGGTAATCAACCGCAATTTCGAAATCTCCCCCGGTCTTGAGCGTGTCCGGCTTTTCCCCTCCAGATCGGTAATAGACAATCGACCCCGCCGTGGTCCTCATGGAACGCATCTTGTTTTCGTCCGAGACCAAAAGGACCGGATCAATAGCCTTCTGAAACGCCCTGGTATAATCCTTGACCATGAGATTGACCTGTTTCACGTCCGGCAGCGCATCCATCCCCGGCGATCTTCCGTACTTCTCCCCGCTGTCCTTCTCCCAACGAGGCACGAAATAGGGGAACGTGTCATAGCCCTCTTCGCGCATGAGCTTTTTGTCCTGCTTATCGACGTAGCAGGAGGCGAATTTCTTGTTGTATTTGTCAATCTTGCCCTCTTCCCGGTCAGACCGGGGATAGACGGCATGGATGATTTCAAACTCCTTGTCAGGTTCCTTGTTGTCCTGCATGGCCTTTTTAATGCCCTCTGAGCTATCATCCCCGAACTTCTGAAGGCATTGCCTCGCCGTCAGTTTGATGCAGCGGTACAGGGTATCAACCCTACCTTGGTAATCCTCATCAATGCAGCACTGTCCCAATGGCACGGACTGGAAATTCAGCAGCGTGGTCTCTCCCCTTGATGCGTACATACAGCCGGTCCCAAACCCGCCAAGGTCCGTATAGATCTCATGTGAAGCCATGCCGAAATTGGATGTATTGATAGCGTTCTGCAGCCGCTGCGATGTCTCTCTGAGCCACTCCTTGACAGAATCAATTGCCTTCAAACGAGGGTCTTTGACGGTCAACTCAAACCACGGCGCGGAGGGAGACGTCATGTGACCATAGAGGCCATTGGCGAGGATTCGTAGAGACCTGATCGCCGTACCGTCGTATATCTTTGAGGTTCGCTTTGCCCCGGGCGAGGACTGCGTGACAAACGAAGCCTTGCGCGGGATCATGTATTCCGCGATCTCCTGCCAGTGCGCTTTGAAGTTGGACCGGTAAGCGTCAAGGCTGTCATATCGTCGTACTATCTCGTCACCTTTTGCGGCCATCTCATTCACCCAGCAATTTCTTCTTGCCCTTGCCTGATCCGCTCGTCCCTACCGATCCTAACGTGCTGGAACTAACGCCTTTATTTCCTGTTAAAATGGTCTGCTTCTTGATCTTGTTCTTCCTGGTCTTCGCGTCTGCTGCCGAACTGACAGAACTGGGCGTTTGTGGAGCGGTTGGAAATGCAGGAAGCTCCCATTTTGGCATTTCGGGGTATTTGAATTCCGGCATCGTCCAGTTAGCAAATGGGTTCTCCCACTCCGAGAAATCAGGTGCTGTGTATGGCTTTGGACGTTTCGCCGGGTCCACTAGGTCATCAATGGTCATCACGTCAAGGAGATTCCATTGGTCGGTGTAGCCTTGCCCTAGGCGGGGATCGTCACCGGAGACCCATGCCGTTGTGTCCAAGCCCTTGGAATTTCTGCCGGCTATTTTGATATATCCGTCCGCGCCAGGTGTCAGCGTGATCCCGCTACCGTAATACACGCCTTTCTTGGGAGTGGGAGCGTCCGGGGTTGGTCCTGCGGGTGCGTCTTTTGGTGTGCCTACAAATGGTTGCCCCGGCTGAACGTCGCCTAATGTTTTAGGGTCAGCTCCCCCTGTGTACCAAGCCCACAGCTCCGGGTTGCGCTGTTTGTATTCTTCCTCGCTTATCCCCGCTTGTACCCAAAGTGCGTCTGGTCCGTAGCCGCTCATGATTGGCCCCCTTCATAAACGTCATACTCGGTGATCTGCGCCGGGATTCCTCTCTCCCCGACACTTCCGACCATCCACGGCGGGATCTCCCTGTGATCCGGCTCCGGCCAGAGCTTCGGCACGTCGTCATCACAGATCCGCGCGAGGCAGTCCATCATGTCATCGTGTGCCGCGACCGGGAATGCCAGGTACTCCTCATTGACAAACACCTTGGTAAGATCCTCTTGAACGCCCTCGTAGTTCTGATGGACGCAGAAGTCAGGCAGATAGATTCGATGAGCTTCAAACAGAGGCACGAGGCGACGGATACGGTCATTCTTACCCATCTGACCGCCCAGCTCACGGATAGCAAAACGGTAGTTCTCCCGGTTCATCCGGTCCTTAAAATGGTCTATGTCCGCGTCCTTGCCGTACTTCTCGTAGCCTACAAAATAGGGCCTGAACTCTCGATGCAGCCGGAACAGGGTGTTTGCCCTTTCGGTCAGAGACAGGCGATCCCGGATCATATCGATGATGTAAAAATTCTCATCCTCACCGAGACCGATCACGTTGAACGTGCTGTAATCCGAGCCTTTTTTCTTCTCGTTTGCCGGATCAACCAGAATGATCTTGTTAAGGTTTGCGTAATGGTTTGCAGGCCAAAACCGGAGCCACGACTCCTCGAACCCCTGCACGTTGTCACCCTTGGGATTGAGCAACATCTGAGTGCCGAACGTGTACGGCCCCATGTCCTTGCGCTTTTTCAGCATGGACTCACGGGAAATCAGGACCGGCTCACCCTCAAGCGTGCCGTCTTTGGTCACCGGGTAGAGGCGTAGCCTTGCGGTCTGTCTCTCGATGATGGTCTTGTAGGTGTCGGAGAAATGATAGAACGTGCCGAGGTGCCGGACCCTTCCGCCCTCCGATCCGAGGTTCAACGACAACTCCCATGAGTCCGTTACTTTTTTGATCATGTCCGGGTTAGATACCGATTCTTTTGTCACAACGTCGTCATAGATTCTCAGTTTGAAATGCTTCGACGTGGGCTGACCATCCACCAAGCCCCACGCTTCAACAGTTGCCTCTTTGGGGTTGGTCTTACGCTTGACCACTATCCCGTCATCCTCTGACCATTTGGGGGATTCTTTGGATGGGTTTTCATAGAGAATACCGGGAAACAGGGCCTTCAGCTTTGGATTGCCTTCAAACTCCCTCTTGATTTGCCTGAGAAAGCCTTTTGCGATAGGTCTTGTGTGCGAGAATATCCCGACAGTCAACTCAGGATCGTTGAGAATGTTTTGTATTGTCAGGGCGTAGGTGATGATCGTGGATTTGTAATGCTCCCTGGCCCATATATCGAGATATCCGTCAGGGTTAGCCTGGACCTCGCGGCAACGCATATACAGCCAGTCCCGATCAACATCCTTCCGGCCAAATACAAACACCAGCAGATAGAACAGATCGCCCAGGGCCAGCGCCCGCGCCAGTTGCTTCGGCGCATCCCCGCCCTCTTTCAGGGCTTCAGCCGCCAGCCTCTTGTATTCCTGGTGCGCCTCATTCCGGGTGAGCATACTCTGCAATCCCCTTGAC